TCAAAGATATGGTTCTTCTTTAGACAAGAGAGCATCTGGTGGCAGAGCAGGTTATATGGGTGGTGGCATAACTGGAATACGTAAACCAAATGCAATAGCACCAACTGGAGGACCCATGTCTCAAGGGTTGCGTTCCTTATATAATAATGGTAGAAAATGGTAGGAGTATAAATGGCAGACATAGATAAATCGCTCCCGAACGTTCGACACGAGATTGAAATTCCGCCCGCGCAGGCACCCACAGATGTTGACATTACGGAGCAACGACAACCTGTAGAAGTTACACCCGATGAAGAAGGAGGTGCTACAGTTAATTTTGAACCAGGAGCCGTGAACCAGGCTCAGTCAAACACGCACTTTGATAATCTAGCCGATATTTTACCAGAAACAGTTTTAGATCCCGTTGGAATACAACTTAGACAAAATTATACAGATTATAAGATGTCTAGAAAAGACTGGGAAAGTTCGTACATTAATGGTTTAGATCTTTTAGGATTTAAATACGATAATCGTAATGAACCTTTCCAAGGAGCAAGTGGTGCTACTCACCCCGTTTTAGCAGAAGCTGTTACACAGTTTCAAGCCCTTGCTTATAAAGAATTACTCCCTGCAGATGGACCCGTTAGAACCCAAGTAATTGGAATATCCAATCCTGCAAAAGAAGCTCAATCACAAAGAGTTAAAGATTTCATGAATTATCAACTCATGGATCAGATGAAGGAATATGAACCTGAATTTGATCAGATGCTATTTCATCTACCACTAAGTGGTTCTACTTTTAAAAAAGTTTATTATGATGATTTATTAGGACGAGCAGTTTCAAAGTTCATCCCAGCAGACGACCTCGTAGTTCCGTATACGGCTACCTCATTAGACGATGCGGAAGCGGTGGTCCATGTTGTAAAAATATCAGAGAATGATTTAAGAAAACAGCAGGTTGCTGGTTTCTATTCTGATATTGAATTAACAAAACCTGTCAATGTAGATGCAGACAAGGTTGTTGATAAGAAGAGAGAATTAGAAGGAACGACTAAATCAACAAGAACAGAAAGCGTGTACAATTTATTAGAGTGTCACGTCAATCTGGATTTAGAAGGTTTCGAAGATGTTGGTCAAGATGGAGAACCAACAGGAATAAAATTACCTTACATCGTAACAGTTGAAGAAGGTAGTCAAAAAGTTTTGTCGATAAGACGAAACTATGCGCCCAATGATCCACTAAGAAATAAGATCCAATATTTCGTCCACTTCAAGTTTCTGCCAGGACTAGGATTTTATGGTTTTGGACTCATTCATATGATTGGCGGTTTGAGCAGAACGGCAACGTCTGCTCTCCGTCAATTATTAGACGCAGGGACTTTATCAAATTTACCCGCAGGATTTAAACAGAGAGGTGTCAGAGTTAAAGATGACGCTTCACCAATACAACCTGGAGAATTTAAAGATGTTGACACACCAGGTGGTAATCTAAAAGATGCATTTGTATTTTTACCGTACAAGGAACCTTCAGCTACATTATTGCAGCTGTTGTCAATTGTAGTTCAAGCAGGACAGAGATTCGCGTCCATTGCTGACATGCAGGTCGGGGACGGGAACCAAGGTGCGGCAGTTGGTACGACCGTGGCTCTTTTAGAACGTGGTTCAAGAGTGATGTCAGCAATCCATAAACGATTGTACGTAGCCTTAAGACAAGAATTTAAACTGTTAGCAAAAGTATTTGCCCAGTATCTTCCGCCCGAATATCCATACGATGTAGTGGGTGGACAAAGAAATATTAAAGTGGCTGATTTTGATGAAAAAGTGGATATTCTTCCAGTTGCGGATCCAAACATTTTTTCAATGTCTCAAAGACTGACATTGGCACAAACTGGATTGCAGCTGGCAATGTCAAACCCACAAATGCACAATTTATACATGGCATTTAGAAAAATGTATGAAGCGTTAGGAATAAAAGATATTGATAGAATTTTACCACCACCGGCGCCCAATGCTCCTAAAGATCCATCGTTAGAGCACATTGATGCATTGGGAGGAAAGCCTTTTCAGGCGTTTCCTGGTCAGGATCATAGAGCGCACGTTACAGCGCACTTGAATTTTATGTCAACTAACATGGTTAGAAATAATCCAACGGTTATGGCTGCTTTACAGAAAAATATTTTAGAGCATATTAGTCTAATGGCACAAGAACAGGTACAATTAGAGTTCAGAGAACAAATGCAACAGCTACAAATGCTTTCACAGCAAGCAGCACAGAATCCACAAGCACAACAACAGGTGCAACAAATCACTCAACAGATAGAAGCACGAAAAGCTGTTCTGATTGCAGAAATGACTGAAGATTTTATGAAGGAAGAGAAGAAAATTACATCTCAATTCGATCATGATCCACTTTTAAAACTTAAATCTAGAGAAGTTGATTTAAGAGCAATGGAAAATGAACGTAAAAAACAAGAAATGAGTAAAAAATTAGAAATTGATCAAGCTAAATTAGTTCAAAATAGAGATATTAATGAAGATAAGCTTGAACAGAATGAAGAATTAGCAGAATTAAGAGCTGATACTTCAATTGAGAAGCAAGAAATGGCAAATGAGAATAGATTGACACTTGCAAGAATGAAACCTAAAACAAATGGAAGCTCTAGATAGTGACATACACTGAAAAAGGAGCTAAAATTAAAAAAGAAATGAAAAAATTCTATGGAAAAAAGAAGGGTGAAAAAATCTTCTTTGCTTCTAAGAATAAAGGTACTATAACAAACATATATAAGAAAAGGAGCACATAATGGCGTGGAACTATAAAACAGGCGGAAAAGAATTCAAGATTCCTGAGCAAAAAAAGGTAGTTGATCCTAGATCTGCGACTAGCAGAGTAGTGAAAAACTATATTGCTAAAGGTGACGAAAATTCTGTTCCAGCAAAACAGAAAAAACCGTATAAAGTAACTTGGTATTAGTATGTGGTTTAGTGCAATTAAGTTAGCGCTTAACGCTGGTTCACACATTTACAAAAAACGTCAAGAAACAAAGATGGCTATGGCGGATGCACAACACATGCATGCGTCTAAGATGGCCCGAGGTGAGGAAGCTTACCAGGGAAAATTGTTAGAAGCTCGTCAAAACGACTACAAGGACGAGGTCGTTTTAGCGATTCTCACACTGCCCATTTTGGTGCTTGCCTGGGGAGTCTGGTCAGACGATCCGGCGGCGATGGAGAAGATAAAAATGTTCTTTGAGCATTTTTCGGCACTGCCGTCATGGTTCACAAATTTATGGATACTTGTATGCGCCAGCATATTTGGTATAAAGGGAACACAAATATTTAGAAATGGTAAAAATAAAAAATAGGAGAAAACTATGAGAAATGACTATGGAAATAAACCTAGAAAAAAACTTGCTGGTGGTAAAAGAGTTGGCAAGCAATTTGGCGGTGGATTACCTATTCAACCACCTGTAGCTGCTAGTCCAATGGGTGTGGCTGCTCCAGGCCGAAGATTTGGTATGAAGCATGGTAAAAGCGCCAAAAAATAAAACAGAAAAGATTGAGAAAAAAGAAACATCTAAACCTGTGACTGAACCTTATATTGGCAGTTACATAGAAGGTGATTTAGGTGGAGTACCGGTTTCAAATCCGCATTTAAAAAAATATTATGGAGAGATGATAAAACCTACATGGAAATCGAACACGTAGTTTATAAATTACAAAAAGAGTTAGAAAGAAAAATTCAATCATTATCAATTTCGGTTACGTCCGGAGGGGTTGACAACATGGAAACATATAAGTATATAATAGGACAAATTAATGCGCTGGAATCAGTGCGCCAGGAACTCTCTAGCCTGCTTGATAAGGAGCAAAATGAAGGAACAGTTGTCGACATCAATACCAAAAATTCACCTACCAAATAAGATTTGGTTGGTGTAAAACCATCAGAAAAAAAAGAGATTACTAAAGAAGCTACAAAATTACCAAAACCTACAGGTTGGAGACTTTTAGTTTTACCATTTAGAATGGGAGAAAAAACTAAAGGTGGAATACTTATGGGAACCGAAACCTTGGACCGACAGCAAGTTGCATCGCAATGCGGAAACGTTCTTGCGATGGGAGACGCTTGTTACAGGGATAAAGAGAGATATCCTTCAGGTCCGTGGTGCAAGGTCGGTGATTGGGTGGTCTTTGCACGTTATGCAGGATCACGTATTGAAATTGAAGGTGGGGAAGTTCGTCTTTTAAATGAAGATGAAATATTAGCAACCGTACAAGATCCTAAAGACATCTTGCACAAATATTAACCATAGGAGAAACTATGCCAGAAGAAAATAAGATAAAAAAAGAAAATCCAAAGGTAGATCTAGACACTTCAGGACCTGAAGTGGATGTAGTTCTTCCCGAGGAAAAAACGGAAGAAGTTGTAGAGACCACGGAACAGGAAACAGTAAAAGAAGAAGTAAAAGAAGAAGTAAAAGAAGAAGTAAAAGAAGAACCAGTAAAAGAAGAAGATACTAAACTTGAAGAATATAGTAAAGGCGTTCAATCACGTATTTCTAAACTCACAAGAAAAATGAGAGAAGCAGAACGAAGAGAAGGCGCTGCTGTTGAATATGCTCAAGCTTTGGAATATCAAAGAAAACAAGATCAGTCTCGATTTAAAAAAATGGATACTGATTATTGGGGTCGATTTGAGAAAAATGTAAAAACAGGAATGGAGTCTGCTCAAAAAGAATTAGCAAGCGCCATTGAATCTGGAGATGCAGAAGCTCAAGTCGAAGCTAATAAAAGAATTGCTTCATTAGCATTTGAGAATGCTAAATTAGAGCAAGCCAAAGAAAATAAACCAGTTGCACAGGAACCTGTACAACTATCAGATGGTGGAAGATTACCACAGCAAACTCCACAAAGTTTACCAGAGCCTGATCCTCAAGCAGAAGCTTGGGCTAGTAAAAACACATGGTTTGGCAAAGATCGAGCCATGACCTTTACTGCCTTTGAAATTCACAAGGATCTTGTAAATGAAGGATTTGACCCTAAATCGGATAACTATTATTCTGAAGTTAATAAACGAATAAAAGTTGACTTCCCGCATAAATTTGCTATAGGTGGTGATGTAGAGCAAACGTCCAAGACCAATCAGTTGGTTGCTTCAGCTCAGAGAAGCGTAAGACCTGGACGCACAACTGTGAGACTCACATCTTCACAGGTAGCAATAGCTAAAAAATTAGGTGTGCCACTCGAAGAATATGCAAAACAAATAAAACTCACGGAAGGAGCGTAGCATATGAAAAAAGACGAAAAAAAAGTAACTTCTCGTGCGAGTCAAACACGGTCAAATACTGAAAGACCAAAAGTGTGGACTCCTCCATCATCTCTAGATGCACCCCCTGCACCTGATGGATTCAGGCACAGATGGATACGGGCAGAGAGTTTAGGATTTCAAGATTCTAAAAATATCTCTGGAAGATTAAGATCCGGTTATGAATTGGTGAGAGCCGATGAATATAAGGATTCTGATTATCCTGTAATCACTGAAGGAAAATACAAGGGGATTATCGGGGTTGGTGGCCTTGTGCTCGCAAGGGTGCCCGAAGAAATCGCGAAGCAGAGAACTGAATATTTTCAGCGTCAAACTGAAGGTCAGAACGAAGCCGTAGAACACGATCTCATGAAGGAAGAGCATAAGAGTATGCCTATTGATGTTAATAGGCAATCTCGTGTAACCTTCGGTGGTACAAAGAAAAGTTAATTTTTTAACTATTCTCGGGTTAATCCCTATCACTGAATTAAATTAACCGTTTACAGGTAAAACTGTAAACATAAGGAGTAAAACTATGGCTAACAGAAATAGCGCTGGTTTTGGTTTAATACCTACAAGAGTGCTTGGACAAGGTCCAGCAACTGCAGGTTTTGGCCAATACTGGATCGACGCTGCCGATGGTACCACAATATACAACGGAGAAGCTGTTTACAGCGTCGCTGGATCTATTGTAGGTGCACAAGGATCAGCAACTACTGTGACGTTAGGCGTTCTGCAAGGTGTATTCTACACGGCGGCTACAACTTTGAAGCCGACTTGGAAGAATCACTATACAGATGTTACTCCGGCTAATAGTGAAGATACACAAGCGTTTGTTTATGACAATCCGTTTCAAATATATTGATGTGCAAGTGACGATGCAGTAGCAACAACTGTTGCTGGAGCACATGAAGTATTATTTCAAACTTTTGGATTCAATACCACTGCAGGAAGTACTGCAACTGGAAAGTCATCTGCAACGCTAGATATCGGATCAACACATGCGACTAATGATTCATGGAAGTTGCTGGGCTTAGCTGAAGATCCTGAGAATGAGGATTTAACTGCAGCTTACTGCTCAGTTAATGTTATTCAGAACTTAAATGAAATCATTGATAGCACATAGGAGCATTATAACATGGCAATATCAAGAGCACAGCTAGTCAAAGAACTAGAACCAGGTTTAAATGCACTATTTGGCCTGGAGTACAAACGGTATGAAAATCAGCACGCTGAAATTTATACTACTGAATCAAGTGACAGAGCTTTCGAAGAGGAAGTTATGTTGTCTGGATTCGCTAACGCACAAGTAAAAGCTGAAGGTTCAGGTGTTTCTTTCGATGAAGCGCAAGAAACCTACACAGCTCGTTATACTCACGACACAATTGCTTTAGCATTTGCAATCACAGAAGAAGCTATCGAAGATAATCTCTACGATAGAATTGCTTCTAGATACACAAAAGCTTTAGCAAGATCTATGTCTAATGCGAAACAAGTAAAAGCTGCAGCACCTTTGAATAATGGTTTGTCCTCAGTGGCAACATTTAAAGCAGGTGATACAGTTTCTCTGTTCTCAACTAACCACACAACTGTTAGTGGAACAGCAGTTAAAAATACTTTAACTACGCAAGCAGACTTAAACGAAACATCATTAGAGCAAGGCTTAATTGACATTGCTGGAATGACTGATGAACGTGGATTAAGAGTAGCAGCTAGAGGAATGAAAATGATTATTCCTTCTGCTAATCAGTTCGCAGCTGAAAGATTGTTAAAATCTCAAGGCAGAACTGGTACAGCTGATAATGATATCAATGCTGTAGTATCAATGGGAATGGTTCCTCAAGGTTATAGAGTGAACAATTTCTTAACTGATACTGACAGTTGGTATATTATTACGGATGTGCCTAACGGTATGAAAATGTTCCAAAGAGCAGCTTTAAAAACTGCTATGGAAGGTGATTTCGATACTGGCAACGTTAGATACAAAGCTAGAGAAAGATACTCGTTTGGAGTATCTGACTATAGAGGTATCTTCGGTGTAGAGGGTGCGTAATCCAAAATAAATTTGTGGCGGGACATAGTTCCGCCACATTTTGCAAATAAGGTAAGAAATGCTTAAAAAATTCCTAGTACAGATATGGGCTTATGACTATCACGCTAAATTTGAAGTTTTAGCGGGGGATAATCGTGAATCTATTGAACAATCTATCCTTGACAAATTAGGAGATAAGAGTATAAAGTGGGAATCAACGGGAATGTTTAGAGACACTCCCCGTAGAATAACCTATGAGGAGGTTAGTAATGACCGAAGACCTATACAAACAAAAGAGGTCCTTGGAGTTAGGGTGGCAGTATGAGTATAATCAACACGGAAAATATACTCTTAATATGGTCGAAATTGATGAGAAAATCAAAAGTATCATCACCCAGATCAAAGCTGAAGAGTTTAAAATTGCTGATAGAGAAAATAAAATTAGTGATTCAGCCCCCGAAGTTTCTGTGGCAACTTAGATAAACGCCACATCGCTGAAATCGTACTTTTATGCAGGGATCTCTTGCACTCAATCAAAAAATAACATATAAATTTATCACTATACAAATTTAAATAAAAAAATTAAATGTAGACGTGTATAGTCGACATGCCCCTAGGGACTACATTTAAATATTCTAGGAGGAATATTATGGCAAACACAACATTTACTGGATCAGTACGATCTGAGAACAATTTTAAAGTTATCAGTAAAGCTGCATCCACAGGACTAGTCTCTGATCGAACGATCGGTGACGGATTGAAAGACTCTCGAAGATATTATCTTGAAGAGTACTTTAATCAACTTCCAGCTCTTAACGCTTATCTACAAGGCTCAGAAACAAAAGACTGGGGCAGCATAGCGGACGGCAATGAAGAAACGGAAGACTTAACAGTTACAGGCGCAGCACTAGGAGACTATGCGGTAGCAACAATGAGTATTGATGTTACAGACTTAACTATAACGGCATCAGTAACAGCATCAAACGTAGTTACAGTTGTTTTAGGAAACTTTACAGGTGGTGCGATAGATCTTGGATCTGGAACATTAACAGTTAAAGTTTTTAAAGCTGGTTCAACAGGAGTAGGTAAAAACGTTAACTTTGAAGTACTAGGTACTAACATGACAACAGCCCTAGCTACTAGAAGTGCGACTGTTGCAGCAGTTACGTTGACAACAGCAGGCGCTGACCAAGACCAAGCCATTTTGGTTCCACACTTAGACAGTGGACAAACAGCTTGGACAGGTGTCAAGTGGGGTAATGAAAACCAAGTTACATGGGAAGCTTTAGTTCGAACAAGTTCGGCTATTGATAACCAAAAAATTTGGGCTGGTATGAAGTTAACAAGTGATCAACTTCCCTCAACGGATGCGGACCAAGCATATTTTTATTTTGCAACGGACGCAACGAATGGGCAATTAATTGACGACTACGGTCCATTGTACTTTATTCATTCTAATACCGGCACTGACTATCTAACTAACTTAGGTATCACAGTGGCGGCAGATACAAACTATCATTTAAAAATTGTGATGGATAGCGATAGAAAACCATCGGTTTACGTAAATGGTAGACAATATAGTGTAACAACAAGTGCCATAACGGCTTTTGATAACACAACTTCAGTTACTGGGACAACTCAGGCAACTATTGCAGCGAATTATTCAGCTACCAATGCTAACACTCAAAAGGGTGCAGCGTTGAAAGATAACATTGATTTAATTCCTTACGTAGGGATTGAAGCTGGCGACGGCGCGGCAGCAGCACTGAATGTTAGTTATAGTACAATTAGCAGACTGTTGTTTGAATAATAAATAAATTAAGATGGGGCTTCGGCCCCATCTAGTATTCTTGATTAAGGAGGGAATATGGCAAATACAGTAACAGGACCAGAAATATTACAAGAAAACGAAAAACGAGTCGTATTAAAAATCGTTGTCGAATCAGATGGCGATGGAAGTACAACAGTATTTTTTGACTCTTCAGCACGTACCGTAGGAGGTGCTGCTGCACTAGGAACTTTGCAAAGAATTTGGTTTGCATGTGATTCTGGAGATGGCGGCGACACACACGCTCGTTTAGATTTTGAAGATTCAGACGGAGATAGACCTTTGCTTGGTTTAGTCGGAACAGGTTATTGGGACTTTAGAGAGTTTGGTGGATTACCACCAAGCACAGACGCTAATACAAACGGTGATATTAATATGGTTGTCGATGCTTTAGCGGATGACGGTAACATGTACACAGTTGTAGCAGAGTTTATTAAAACACCGGCATAAGGAGGTAGCATATGGCTAATACTACTTCCGGAACAGTAACTTTCGACAAAACATTTGCTGTAGACGAAATAATTGAAGAAGCCTACGAGCGAATTGGCTTACAATCTGTTTCGGGATATCAATTAAAAACAGCAAGACGTTCTTTAAATGTCATGTTTCAAGAATGGGGCAATAGAGGTTTGCACTACTGGGAAGTAGGCAATACCAATATTGATCTAGTTGAAGGTCAGGCTGAATATATTTTCTATAGAGCTACGGGCGATGGTACTTCTGCAACAACAGTTGGAGGAACAAGTGGAACTTCAACCTATGGAGTAGCGGATGTTCTGGAAGCAACTTATAGAACTGGAAGAACTGAAACAACTCAAGCGGATTCTGCACTTACAAAAACGGATCGAGCAACTTATTCTGGTTTAGCTAATAAATTATCTAAAGGAACACCCTCTAGATATTTTGTTCAAAGATTCGTGGACAAAACAACGGTAACCTTGTATCCAACACCCGATTCAACAGCAGCATCGAAAGACGTTCACATTTTCTTTGTAAAAAGAATTCAAGACGCTGATGCGACTTATACCGATGCAACAGATGTGCCTTATCGTTTTGTTCCTTGTATGGCATCAGGATTATCATTTTATTTAGCACAGAAATTTGCACCACAAAGAGTGCAAGAATTAAAATTATTATACGAAGATGAATTAAAAAGAGCTTTGGCAGAAGATGGATCTTCTTCAAGCACTTATATAACTCCGGAGTCTTATTACCCGAGTGGATAATTATGGCATTTGCAAGAGGAAAATACGCTAAAGCGATATCAGATAGAAGTGGACTAGAATTTCCCTATAATGAAATGATTAGGGAGTGGAAT